TATCAATGCCCCCACCCGTTTAACAAAGTGTCAAACAGGAAACCCATGATGTTTATATCAAAAACACCAAGAATGTTTCCAATAAGAAAACCCGAAAGACAGGCACAAAAGCCCCAAAAAACGGCTCTCATTTTCAAAAAGAAAATGTCAGCAGAGTGCGCTCTTTGAGCATTGTAAGCGTAATCCGAATCGGAAAAGCCCATCAAATCTCCAAAGACCACTTAACCACCTCATTGTAGTGTGGCTAAGAATTCCGTCCCAAGAGTATTTTCTTCCTGTTCAACAGGTTGAGAGTAGGCAAATGGAACTGAAAACTGTTTTGCACTTTCTCGCATTTTTTGTTTTTGTTGCTCGTCTCTAGCCTTTCTTTCCCAGTATGCCGCAATCTTTCTATCAAGAAGCCACATCTCAATTTTATCATTTAAGGATAAGTCAAAGAGGGCTTTAACAACCATGATTGCTCCTATTGTTCCAAGGCCAAATAATATTGAGTGGGCTAAAGGCCCATAAGGAAACCCTAGACCAATCATAGCATAAGCATATACATTTGCTCCACTCAATGCCCCGACAAAAAGAATTGTCATAACTAAGCGAGTGTCTTGATTAAGAGCCGCCATTATATCACCTCAACTAAATTCAACGGAAACTGCCGCACCTTCTCCCGTTCCAGAAGAAATGCTCAAATAAAGACCATTTACAGCCAATACGCCATGCATATCATACTCCATCATTTCCGGCCCTGTTCTTGCGGCAGGGTCGGCAGGGTCGGTTTGAGCAACAATCATCCTTGCTAACTCTGTTCCGCTTGCGGCAGAAGCATTATCAAAGACCTTAATTGTTGTCGGCTTCGTTCCTGTAAGGACGGCATGAATTGAAATCAGTCTAACTTGGCCCGCAAAAATAGCGGCATTGGCTGTCTTGACTCCACTTGAACGGCATTGTGGCATACGCATAACCTCTCTTCATTCCCCACTTGCGGGGGCTATATTTAGGCTTTCCGCCTACTCCTTTAGCGCAGAAGAAGCCTTTTTGGTAGTCTTCTTCTTAAGAGTCTTCTTTGCTTTAGGGAGTAATAGGCCACAAAGCGCAGAAGCATCGGAAAGGTCTTCTTCAAGTTGCTTTCGCAAAATTACTAACTGTTTTTCAGTAGTTTCTGCTAAGGCTTCTCTATCGGACTCAACGAAAGTGAACATAAGGTTTCTATCGCCAATTTTAGCAATAGCCCATTCTGTTCCCACTTCTAACTCTGCATTTGTTCGGAGCAAACCAAAAGGTGTTTCTAATCTCCCCACATTTGATTGGGAAGAAAATTTGACTAGAGCCAAATTAACACCTCAAAGGTTTCCATAAACACGAACACGAACACTTCCGCCGTTAGCATCGTTAGAAAGCGTTGTTCCACTAGCCATTGTTGTATGCATAAAAGCAACCGAAGTCGCTGATTCATAAGCACCAGTAGCACTGCATTCTACTTTGATAGCGATGTCATTCGTGCTGTTGTTAGGATTGTCGTCTCCTGTAATCATAACCGCAGTAATGGTGTTAAGACCAAAATCGGAGGCAGGAATCACTGAACCAGCCGCAACGACTTGGCTAATATCAATAACTGCATCCACGAAATATTCGTCTCCCGAAACTCTAGGTGTTGTCATACCTTTATGGTCTGCTAAGACCGTAATTGCTTTGATAAGTGCCAACTAAAACACCTCACTTAAGGTTGGTAATTTTGCCTTGACCCTTGAAGTACGAACAGCCCATTTCAGCAATTGTTCGGTACAATGCTCGGTTGCCGAGTTGTCCGACGCCGAATGGGTTTCCGTTGCTAATACCATCTTCAAAGTATTGAGTTGGTTTCATAACAGCCATCCAAAGGTGGTCAGTGTCCAATAAGAGCATATCCGAAATGGTTCCCGAATCAGCCGAAGTGCTTTGCATTTGAGCAACTGGAATCAAAGGAATGTCGTAGTAGGTTGCCACACGGAAACCAACTTCTGCACCCTTAACACCACGAACACCGTTCACGGTTGGCACAATTTCCTTTCTGTCCATAAATCGCTCTTGGCTCTGCAAGAGGTCGGAAAGCGTTTGAAGGGTGTCATATCCAGTAAGAATAACCTTTGGAGAGCCACCGTTCTGTCGCAATTCACGAAGCGTTGCGTTGAGAATGCTCAAAGTAAATGGCCGAGAACCACCCGAAGCATAACTGCTTGCACCATTAACGACACAATCAAGGAAAGAAGCACTATCACGGTTGGTTCCGTAAATGTGGTATGCTTCCGAAATGTCGTTGGTAATTGAAGAAACAGGGAAGTTATCTGCGTCCATTTGGTCTAACTCAGCGTTAGACGAAACAATCTTGTAAAGCGAAGTATAGTTTCTCTCAATCTCTGCGGCGGCGTTGGTCTTATCTGCTTGAAGGTATGCTTCAAGAGGAGCCATCAACATGAGGTTTTGGGATTCAGCGTGATGCTTACCCATATCTTCACGCATTTGCGCTCTAATATCACCGATACCATCATCAATTTGAGCCATTTCCATAGCCAATTCGCTGAAATCAAACTGATGAGCAACGATTTTTGGACTCATGAAAAGAGTGCTGTATTCGGGAGCAATAGCGATTAAACCATCACCGGAAGTTGAAAGAGAAGCATTCTCTGGCACACCACCGATATGGTCAAGGCGTGGAGCATCAGTTCCAGCCAAATCCGTTCCAGTTTGGGTAAAGGAATGGGTGTTGCCCGTTCCACCAGCAGGACGCTTTGAAAGAACTCTCCAACCGCTTGAAGAATAAGGACGCTTTGACATAACAGAAAGAGCGTTCACTTCACGGTTTAGCATTGACCAAACCTTCTGTCCGAAAAGAACATTGTAAAGGTTTCCAGCAATACCAGTAGTTGGGGAGGTTTGAGTAGCGGCATCATGGCCACCGTGGAGTCCACTAACGGCTCCGGCGGTCTTCAAGAGCATATTGTTTGCTCCGTTGAAGTTAAGTCCATAAGTTTGTGCTTCTAAATCTGCAATAGTGTTAATGTATCCTACCATGTTATCACCTCAAAGGTTTCCTCCAAAAGCCATTTTATGAATCGTGTTCCAATCCATTTCGGCTAGTTCATCCATTGATGGGAGTGTAATTGCGGCTTCTTCTTGAGCCTTGATGATTTGGGCCTTTTCGGAAGTCAAAGACTTGCGAAGTGCGGTAAATTCATCCTTAAGAGATGCAATCTCGGAAGCGGCATCGTATTGGGACTTTGCGAGGATGTTCTCACGGGTTCCCTTTTCAGCCTCAAAGCGATGTGCAAATTGCTTTTGGAGGTTGTCATAAGCCAACTTCTCAAGTTGTTCTTGACGGAAAGCCTCGTAAGCCTTCTCAATGTTTCCAACGCTTAGGTCAAGGGTTTCCAATTCAGTGTTCTCAAATGCCTTAACAACTGGCATATCCGTTGCTCTTGGCTTTCCGTTGTCAATAACGATTCTGTCAGCAGGTTCGCCAATTTCAACACCAGCACCGTCAAGAGTAGAGACATATGCCTTTGCTTCTCTTTCAGGGTCTTCTGTTTCCATAGACTCCAAATCTTCCATCTTTTCGTCCATCATCTTTTCAGGCATCATTTTCTCGTCTTCATCAGCGAGTTTGCCCATATCTTCTTCTTCTTCCTTTCGGAGAGTATTCACTTCATTCATTAGTGCATCCAACTCTTCCAGTGCTTTTTCCAGTTTGCTCATGTTTTTCACCTGTTTTTTGTCTTGTTTCAAAATATCAAATTTTGCTTCGGGGTTAATTCCTTTTTCGCAGATAGTAATTTCGTGTAGTTCTAATTTGCTTATTTCATTGTATTGACCTAATTCTGGATGACTCTTCTTTATTTTTTGAATTGCCTGTCCTCCAATACTAAATGACCTCAATGAACCTTTTCTGATGCCTCGGTTAATTTCCTTTGCTTTTTCTATGTCGTCTCTTAATTTAATTACTACAAAGAATCCTACATCATCAACTTCGGTTTTCCATAACTTTCCGCTTTTGTCTCGGTATGATTTTATTACTTCTCCGACTTGAACATTTGAATGATTTGTCATTACATTTCTAAACTTTGGGTTTTCCATGTATTTATCTACTGCTTCGTTTAATGCTTTGAGTGTGATTAAATCATTTTGCTTATCAACAATTTCAATGCTTGCATATCCACCAATCATTAAGTCGTCGCTTTTGAGAATCCTGAAATCCTGTGGTTGTTCCCGCTTGAGTAGGAGAGACATTTCCA